TTTCAACTCATTAAAAAGTACCCACAATACTGTTCTATTAACACAAAAAAGAAAAGTAAGCACACTGAGTTGAAGCTAAATAGTAGAGCAATATGAAACGAATTGATTTAATAAAAATAGAGCATAGCAGAAAGATAGGAGAGGCTTGCGAATACATAGAGCCAAATGTAACAGAAGATAGTATCTTTTATGCAGACGGTGAGCCAATAGGTTTTTACCTTTCTAAAATGCCTGAAAAGATGTGCAAACTTGCAGACTTAGCAAACTTAGAGTTTTTAAGCAAAAGAGTTCCAAAACAAGAAATGATTAGAACGAACTTTAAGGAAATAAAAGATGAAGCTGGAAAAGTAATTGGGTATACAGATAGACAGAAACTAAACGGAGGTGGAGTCGTTAAGCAAATGTCTACAATAATAGGCAGCACCGCTCCAAAACCGCATTTAGGCAGAAACTACCCTAATAGGCACTCTAACCATTCAGTAGAATCTTGCCAAACTTTTATAAAAGCAATGTTACTTCTTGCTAAAGAAAGCGAAAAGTTAATAAAAGAAATAATACCAGCTCAGTACGAAAAGCAGTTAGATTTATTTAAAGACACTAAGCCAAAATGGAAAATTGGTGAGCTTTTTACAAGTTCTATTTCTAACTTTAATATTTCAGCCGCATTCCATAAAGACGGACTAAATATGGAAGGTGCTGTAAATGTAATTATTTGCAAAAGATTAAACTCTAAAGGCGGAGATTTGCACATACCAGACTATGATGCCACGATAGGACAAAAGGATAACTCTATATTAGTTTACCCAGCTTGGAGAAACGTTCACGGAGTAACGCCAATAATACCAACTCACGAAGGAGGTTATAGAAATAGTCTAATATTTTATCCATTAAAAGCATTCAAAGGAATTTAATATGAACAAACAAAATTCAACACTAAAAAAGGCGATGATAGTTGCGCTTGAAAAATCATTAGGCATCGTTACAACGGCTTGCAAGACGGTTGGTATAGATAGGGGTTCACATTACAATTGGATGAAGGAGGATGAAGAATATCGCGCCTCAGTTGAAAGTATTGCAGACCTTGCTATTGACTTTGCCGAAAGTAGTTTGCACAAACAAATTCAAGACGGTAATCCAACGTCAACTATTTTTTATTTAAAGACCAAAGGAAAGAGAAGAGGTTACATTGAACGTCAAGAAATAGCACACGAAGGAATTAAAACCTTTGAGATTATAGAAGATGACGGGAAAGATAGAAACGAATAGAGTCTACCATCATCTCAAGTATTCAGAGAAGAAGATAATTGTTGAGCAAGGCGGTACAAGGTCTGGTAAAACATACAACATTCTGCTTTGGATTATCTTTTACTATTGCAACAAAAACACAGGTAAAACAGTTACAATTGCTAGAAAGACTTTTCCCGCATTGCGTTCATCTGTAATGCGTGACTTCTTTGACATACTGAGGAAGCACGAAATATACAACGAAGACTACCACAACAAAAGCAATAGCGAATATATTCTTAACGGCAATCTAATTGAGTTTATCAGCTTAGATCAACCGCAAAAAGTCAGAGGCCGAAAAAGAGATTTAGCATTTCTTAACGAAGCCAATGAATTTTATTGGGAAGATTGGCAACAAATTGTATTCAGAACCACAGGCCGTATAATACTTGATTACAATCCTTCTGATAGCTTTCATTGGATTTATGATAAAGTAGTGCCAAGAGATGATTGCGACTTCTTACAAACCACTTATAAGGATAATAAGTTTCTTGATAAAAGTATCAAGATGGAGATTGAGCGACTACAATTTACTGATAACGATTACTGGCGTATCTATGGTCTTGGTGAGCGTGGTAGTAGCAGGGCAACGATATTTCAATTTAGTGTAGTTGACAAGATACCGGAAGAAGCAACACATATATCAACAGGATTAGACTTTGGATTCACGAACGATCCAACTGCATTGGTTAAGGTGTATCAACTTGATAATGATTTATTCATTGACGAGTTATTGTATCACACAGGATTGACGAACCAAGACATAGCAGATAAGTTGAGCGGCTTTAGATTCAGTAGGCAAGATGTAATCTATGCGGATTCAGCAGAGCCTAAATCAATCGAAGAACTGTATAGGATGCGTTTTAACGTCAAGCCAACAGCAAAGGGTTCTGATAGTATCATGGCTGGCATTGACATCCTTAAACGCTATAATTTGAATGTCACGAAGACTTCTTTAAATGCAATCAAAGAGTTTCAGAACTACAAATGGATTGAAGACAAGAACGGCAACCTTCTGAATAAGCCAATTGATAACTGGAATCATATTATTGATGCAACTAGATATGCGGTTTTCAATAAACTTTCAAGACCAAACTATGGAAGGTATGCGATTAAGTAGTCAAGCTATGTGCTTTTATTTGTGTGTGTTGTAAAAAAAATGTTAAATTTTAAGGAAATAATTAAATAATACTTGTGAGTGTTAAGTATATGCTTATATTTGTCTTATGAAAAACAAAGAAACTATGATATTAATAACAGACAAAGGAGAAATTAAAGGTGAAGAGGTAAAAAACTACTACACTGGTAATCAAAAAAATCAAGTAGCCGTTGATTTTGAATACGAAGGAAGGAAGTATCAATATCCTTTTAGTAGAAAAACAGGAAAATTATATGCTTGTAAGCTCCCATTCAATATTAGATTAAAGGTTTAGTAAAATGACCATCAAAGAAATCAAGAAACTAAACAGCCTGAGTGATGCAGATATTGCTCAGGCTTTTGGATATAAGTCAACAATGGCTTATTCAAACAGCAGCGCAAAGAAGCGCATCGACAAAGGGATTGAATACTTTTACAACTTAAACAACTAGAATTTATGGATTATACGAAAATTGAAAACGTAGAAGTAGATGGAATAGATACAAAAGACTATCCAGACTTTTGCGATGCGTTTATAGCAAGTGCTGATTATGATGGTCAGCCAATGACAGATAAACAGTTAGACGAGTTGAATGAACTTGCAGATTTCGTTCATGAATGCGTACAAAATCAATTGTTTTAATTATGAATTACAAGGAGCTAAACGGATGTTCAATTAGAGAAGGATTTAATAAATTTCATCAAGAAAATCCACACATTTTTACTGCTTTTGAAGAACAGGCATTGACAGCTATAAAAAAGGGTAGAAAAAAAATAAGTTCAAAACTTATTATTAATTGGATTAGGTGGAATGAATTTTTAAGAAGTTCAGACCAAAACTTCAAAATAAACGATGCTTTCCAATCATATTACGCCAGACATTTTGTAGAAATTTATCCTCAATATATTGATGTTTTTGAATTTAGAAAATTAAGAAACGAAGAAGCTGGTGAATATATGAATGTAGATGCTGATGGTCAGATATCATTTTTATAAACCCGTTTAATAAATAATCATTGGGAGAAGGTTATCGAATGGGTTGGGGTTGTAACAGAATATTGTTGCAGCCCCTTTTTTATTCCTAAGTTACAAATACAAATTTTAGAGTTAGTTAATTATGAAAGTAAAATTCCAGATTCCGCAGACGTTGAACAGCATCACGCTTGGTCAATATCAAAACTTTCAAAAGGTATTGAAAGACAATGAAGGAGCTGAAGAGAGTTCATTCGTTGGAATGAAGATGCTAGAGATATTCTGCAACGCAGACTTTGAGAAAATACGCAACGTTGATCTAGGCGTGTTTGACGTAGCTTTAAATAAGCTGAAAGAAGTTCTTGAGATGAAACCATCAATGAGCAAAAAGATCGTGGTAGACGACACCGAATATGGCTTTATTCCTGATCTTGAGAATATAACTTTGGGTGAGTATGTTGATCTGGAAAAGTACATGGCTGATCCACTTACATTTCACAAAGCGATGGCTGTTCTTTACCGACCAATTAAAATGAAGGTCCAAGACACATACTTGATTGAGGACTACATTGGCACAGAAGATCGAGGTGAGATAATGAAAGAAGCTGGATTGAGTGATTCGCTTGGCGCGATGCTTTTTTTTTGGACTTTAGGAAGAGAGTTAGTAAACGATATTTTAGCCTCTTTGAAGGAGGAGGGATTGAAGACAACGAATACGGAGAACGATCACAGTTCGCAAAGCGATGGGGATGGTATCAATCAATCATACATCTTGCAGATGGAGACGTTGTTAAAATCGATAGAGTCACAGAATTACCTCTTTACCAATGTCTGTCTAAATTGAGTTTTGACAAAGAAAAAGCGGAAATTGAAGCAAAAGAATTAAAACGACAAAGACGATGAGACAATTTTATGAAGTAACAACGAAGCTAAAAGATCTTCTTTACGCTGATGATAATATCAACACAGTAACTATTGGAGATATTAGCGAGGTTGATCTAAGCAAGCAAGGCATCTTTCCACTTGCTCACATTGTTGTCGGTCAGTCTGCTTTTAATGGTTCAACCATAGTTATGGACTTCACGGTGATTTGCATGGATATTGTAAATATTACGAAAGAAGATTTAAGAGATCAGGTAGAATCATTTTACGGAACAAATAATCTTCAAGATATTTGGAATACTCAACACGCGGTAGTTAACCGATTGAATGAGAATCTAAGGAGAGGCGATGCGTTTAGTGAATTGTATCAAATAAGCGACACAATTACAGCCTCACCGTTTAAAGATAGATTTGAAAACCTTCTTGCTGGCTATGCAATAGATATATCTATTTCAGTTCCTAACACCGAAATCTGCGTGTAATGGGTAGTCGCGTCAAAGGCATACGAGATGAAGTTTTAAAAGACTTTGCAGATAAGGTAATTGAAAAGGCTCAGTTGAATCTAGGCGTTGTAAAGAGCTACCGAAGCAAAGCAACAGGCAAGACATATCGAAAGCGATTAGACGCGAGTAAAAGACTACGCAATAGTTTAGATGGCGAGGTTAAAGTCAGAGCTAAAGACGGAAGATTTGTTAAAGGCTTTGTGTCGTTTAAGATGTTAGACTATGGAAATATAGTTGACAAAGGTAGAAAAGCTGGAAAAGGAATAAGTGAAGCTGGACAAAAATCTGTGATTGAATGGATTAAGAAGAAGCCATTAAAGCTCAGAGATGCGGATGGTAAATTCGTTAAACTAACAGATGCTCGATTAAAGGGTATGGCTTACGTTATAAGCCGCAAT